GCACCTTGTGACCGTGCGCCAGCGTCCGCCACTAAACACTCTTCTTCTCGGGCAGTCAACTTTCCCTCGCCGTCTCCTCCAACACCTCCTAAATTTCTAGTGCCGTCCATAGTGAATTGGTCTTTACGCCACTCACGACGATTTTCATGACCACCACGACCAAAAAATCCTTTCTTTTCTTTATCCAATGATAAAGATTTTTGTGACTCAAGAATAGCAGGATCGTTTGCTTTATATTCTATACTATAACCTTCTTTACCTGCCTCAATTTTATAAGAGGAATAATCTCCCCTCGGAAAATTAATAACTGGTGCTTCTGGAACTTTAGTTGCATTGATTATATGTCCCAGAACACCGATGTGTGCTACGGCAACAACACCACCAACTCCTAATGCAGTCCATTTAAAGAAGTTCATAAGATTACATCTGGTAAGGTTTTTCTGTTGAAGCAAATCCAATTTGGATTGGTGCTTGTTCGATACGAATAGTTTGAGCAGGTGCAGTTTGTGCTGCTGCTGCAATCAATCTTTCCATATCTGCTTTACTGATACCACCACCATTGCCATTACTTTCTCCTGCTTTCTTTGCTGCCTGGACGCCAAAAGTAGCCAGCACCCCCGTGAAGACACTGGCTATGAAAGTCGGATCTAGTTTTTGCTCTGGTATACCGAGTGCAGGTGGAAGTTTGATGTATGCCAGCGTGAGTATTCCGCCAGACCAAACAAGGATGCCGAGCCTAACAAAAGTAGACAGAATAGCAAGCTGTTCTTCTTTGTCATCTGCTGCTGCCTTTAACTTTCCAAGAATACCCTTCTTTTTGGGTTCTTCTTTTTTGACTTCTTCCGGCATTCCATATGGAGCAACGCATCTCTATTTAGAAATATAACCTTCTTTAACTAGATACTCTCTAGTTAAAGGAGTTGGTTCATATTCAGTCCACATTTGACCAGCAGCACAAGCATTCAATGCATTCATAGTCATACCTTCTGTCTTACCTGCCCACATTGCTTCCTTCTCCCACGGAATTGCTGCTGGTTGCAATGCATATGCCCTACGTGTCATCTCCTGCCACATCTCAGGAACACTTTCTTCTGGTAGGATAAGAGCAATCAAACTATTATCAATCGTTCCTGCCATACAATCTTGTGCAGCGTGCCATCCTTCATGTCGCATCACACTCATTAGGACATGAGGACGACCCATGAATGTTTTGTTTAGATAGAAGTTATTACTCACAGTATGATAGACACCACGATGTCCTACTGGAAAATACTTCTCATCAGCAAGATATACCCTTACACCAACATGATTCAGTGAAGACATCATATGATTGAACTCTTGTGCCACTGAAGTAAATGATTCAGAGTTGTCATAATTTGAGGAGACATCCAACAAACTATGCACTTCCTTCACATCATCAGTGCATTCCTGAAGAAGCATACATCCCATAGAATGATTAGTATAATAATCATCCTTTCCAATAGGGTCTGCCATTGCAGGAGCAGCAAGACATGCTGCCATCAAGGCCATAATAATCTTTTTCATATCAGAAAGGTAGAGCGGGTCCAGTAGTTGTGGGAAGTGGTAGAGCACCACCAGTGGCAGCAGGCATACCTATAGCACCACCAGTAGCACTAGGAAGTTCTGGCATTGCAGAATCCATCATTCCAGGTAGAGCACCAGCAATTGCTTCTGATGCTGCTGCTGCGATTTGATTTTTTGCATTCTCAATAATAGAATCCTTATTGAGATATAGTGCGGTGCCTCCACCGATGATACCTGCAGTTCCTACAAATGATAGGACTGCTAAAACATTAATTACTTTTTGCATAATACGCCTCGTAGTATTTGGTAATGCCGTTACAATTTACATTGCCTTGAGATACCCAGTCATGGGCACACTCGTATATAGATTGATTAGTATACTTTGATTTTCTTGTGTTGTCAAGTTCAACACCATACCTACTTAACAAAATGAGAAGAGCTTGTTCTCTGAGTTTCAGTTTCTCTTTACTGTACCTCCAATCATCAACCATGAATATTCTCCGATCCTCCTTGGAAGTTTTCTGACCCACCAACTGGGTCTAACTGAGTTGTAGTCTTACCACACTTGGTTGCCATATCATACATCACTTCATGGATGTTGTCAGGTTCTTTGGGGTCTTGCCACTCAGGACACAACCACCATCCATCATGAGGATCATCGTTGATGTGTTCATACTCTAGTTGTTTTTCTGATTTCACGGGTTCTCCAAACCAAGGATCATTTTTTAAAACTTTTGGTGCAGGAATACCAACATAAGGACTATATCCATGACTGAAGTGTCCTGGTCCACATTCAAATAAAGGTGCTTCTAAGTCATCAATAGTACATTTAACTTCTTTCTGTTTAGTAAATCCTAAAATATTCTTAAGAGTATCTGTAAGTGTATTAATCATGCCAGTACAAGTTTTTTTGTGTAGTCGTATGCGTAAAGTTCTCTGTTACCTTTGATTCCCCATCCCAACCAATAGTATGCAGGAACCATGTATTGGTGGACAGTTTTACCACTGCCCTCAAATTCAGGGAGGTAGCGTTGGAAGATGTTCTCGTTAATCATATAGCGAGTCTGACCTTCTAGAGTGCTGGGGTCACAATCGAATTTATTACAAAATCTCCCAAGATTATCATAACGATTAACGCTGGTCCACTGAATCAAACCATACCCACCAACAAGACAGTCCTCATAATTTACCCGAGTACCACCTTCACAGATGTTGGAGATGAACTTAGATTCCTGTTTGATGTTACCCATGATCGTTGCTAAGGCATTACGATCTGTAATTCTTGTTTTGTCTTGTAGTTGTTCAAGAACATACTTTTCTTCTGGAGTGCAATCTTCACACTTCCAAGTAGGTACATAGGGTTCTACAGGAATACTCACAACTTCTTTCTCCATCTCTACAGCCTTAGTAGCGCATGAAGCACTAAGAAGTATCAAAGAAGTATAAGCAGCGATTCGGCCAAGCATTAAAAAGGGGGTGCGTAGTACCCCCGAATTATAAACTCTTTTGTTTTCTGTGTCAAGAGGGTGACGGTGCGTAAACTGGTGTCATCATCCCTCCGTCTGGTGGTCCATCATCATCTTCATTAGTTTCTATGAAGAGGAGCATAAAGAATAGGGGTGCTAAGAAAAAAATAGTTGCCTGTGCCCATTCTATACTCATGAGTTTCTAACTGCTGCGCCAATTGGAATAAGAAACAGCAGTGCTGCTACTACAAATCCCATCACCAAATACCTGGAATGATTTGTCCTGTTGTTGCATAACTACCCATTGCGGCAATGACTCCGATCATTGCTGCCCAACCATTAATCCGTTCTGCGTTTTCGTTCATTTTTCTAGTTCCTGTGTTTTGTTGTAAATGATAATTTTGCTTCCATCATGACTAAACATCAGTTCGTCATCATGATCCCAGCAAAGTTCTTCGTATAAAGCATTGAGTTTCTCCATGTCATCATAGAGAGCATTGGGATCAGGCATAATAATTAGAAATGTTTTCTATCTATTCGCCTTCACTCAATACGAAGTAGAATTTGCTTTGGTCTACTGGTGCATTCTCATAAGACGAAATGTCACCATACTGTTTGTGGTCTTTGTAACCTACCATACGACCCTTCGTATTTTGAAGAGCTGACATGAAGACTACGAAAAAGAATACTGCTGGCGCACCGACAAGCAGTGCTCCTCCAATTACATAATAAGTCAGAATTTCAAGTAGAGAGTTTTCCATCAGTAGGTTTCTGAAAGTTGTTCCACAGTATAACCGAGCAGACAGAAAAAAGCAACTGTCGTGACGGTGAAGATAATTTCAGTCATCAGAATCCGAAGACACCAAAGAAAAATACACTACCGGAAGTAGCATAAGAGATAACAGCAGCAACAAATCCAAGCATAGCAGTGCGTCCATTTAGTTTCTCTGCTTTCTCAGCATAGGTTTCATAACCATAACGCTTTGCTGCAGTCTCATCAATATACATACGTGGTTCGGTGGCCCACATATTTGTGCGTCCGCCATCTTCTGTCGTTACAGTCATTTACCTTTTGTTTCATAACTTTACATATTATATAGTAATGTTAAGATTTCTGTCAAGCCCCTTTTCTTAAGATTTCCAGTTTTCTTTAGATTTCAGAGATTGTTTCTACAGCAGCAAGGGACTTCTGTCTCAGATTCTCAGGCAGAGGAACGAATCCAAGACTATCTGACAGGGCCTGTGACTCTTCACTCAACATATACCGGAGCATATCCTTGACACCAGTTCTAGATTCAGGGTACGCAAGAATCCATGTCAGAGAGACAATAGGATATGCATTGGCACCAGCAGGGTTAGCATCAGTACCACGAAGTTTATCATCAAGAACAATCTTACTCAGACCAGCAGCAGATGTTTCAGCATTTGCCGTGACATAATTACCTGCCTTGTTCTGTAATTTTACTTGAGTGAGTTTGGGATTCTTGGAATAGTCATAGTTCATATATCCAATAGCACCATCCTGTTGGATTACTTGAGCAGCGACACCAGAGTTGCCCTTGGCACCCACACCAACAGGCCACTTGACCGATTTAGCAGTGCCCAATTTTTCCTTCCACTCAGGAGAGAATGCTGCCAGGGAGTTGGTGAATCCCTTGGTGGTTCCTGAACCATCAGAACGATGAACCACTAAAATATTTTTATCCTCACACCCAAACTCTGACCAGTTAGTAATCTTACCCATGAAGACATCAGCAAGTTGGGTCTGTGTCATCTTGGCTTCACATCCTTTATTGTTATAGGCAGGAACGATTGCCCCACCGGTCATTGGGATCTGAACCATTCCACCCTCAGGAATCTTTGAGTCCTTTACAGCAGCATCTGAGGCACCGAAATCAATGGTCTGAGCATTATACTGACGTACTCCAGCACCACTACCAACAGCCTGGTAGTTAACCCTATTACCTGTTGCCTGTGAATATCTAGTAAACCATGCTTGATACAGGGTAGCAGGGAATGTAGCACCTGCTGCATCTAATCTGAATGTAGTATTATCTGATCCACTGCCACAGGCAACCATCAGAGGAGTGACAGCAGCGATTGTTGCGATTGCTTTGAGTTTCATTTTAGTAAAAAAACTTTTTTATATAGAGACATTTAATACAATTTTAACCATTAAAAAGGGGACCCTCGTCAGGATCCCCGAACATCTAGATGTTTAGTTTATATGAACAATCAGAAGTTGTACTTGACGCCCAACTTACCACCCAGACCGAAGTCATCATCGTCGTCTGCAGTCAGGAAGGAGAGCTCACCATATACTCCGAGGGCATCGGAAACGGGGAGTCCAACTCCTGCTTTACCAGAGAACTGGGTGTCAGTTTCTTCACCGTCAACAGCGACGATTGCAGGTCCAGCCTGCACGTAGTAAGAAGCAGTACCTGCTTCGCCTTCAAAACCTACGTGAAGGTCTGTCGTGGCAGCAGTGTAATCATCGCCAACCCAACCTGCATTTGTCTCTACGTTGACGTAGGGACCGGCTAGGGCAGCAGCTGGAGCAAGAGCAATTGCAGCGGCAGCTGCAGCGATAGTCGTTTTAAACATTTGTTTTACCTTTAGTTACTTGCGGAATGGATACCCGCAGATGAATAGGGACTCGACTGTCCCGTTTGTTTCCTTTTGTTACTTTAATTACTGAAAGACAAAAGGTTAAGTATTTATATTACTCGAAGTTTCGTAATATGTCAACTGGGTGGGTTTTCACTACCTTGTTGTTGTGAGTGGTGGGTAACCCTACCCAAATATGGGTCATAGTTCATCCAGTCTCCAATATTAACACTGGCACCTTGTTGTTGCCAATAGTTTGTGAGAGCAGCATGAGGACCCTGGTGAAAGACCCCAATATGTTCTTGATGAATCGTAGAACCGAATTCCAGATTATACAAGAACAATGGAATGGTATAGGTCTTTCCAGTTTCCAAAATTACATCTTCGGAAACTGCTCTGGGAACGACTCCGTTATCCAGTTTGTATTTGTCACCACGGATGTGATGCTTGATTATTTTAGCAGCATGGTGGCGAGAAATCAAGTAGGCAGCAGCAGAAAAATCATTGATAAATTTCAGATGCAGTTTAACGTGAATGTCTCCCGTTGTGATCGTGGTCATCTGAACACAGTCCCAGTCATAGGGAAGGTATCCAATAAACTCACGCCAAGTGAAATTCCAATACTTCACTGTGAAGAAGTCTACATCATCTTCAAGAATCATGCAATACTCATCATCAGTCTCCTCATAGAAGTGCTTGATTGCCTTAAGATGCGACATACAACATCCCAACTCAGCAGGACTGACATTATCAGGAACCTTACCCTTCAGATGCTCAGAAGGATCATCCTCCCTAGCATCGTATCCAGCAATTCTAGTATGAGTTTTAATATCCCAATACTTAAACTGCTCCTCCATGAAGAATCTCCGATTCTCATCGGCATCTAGATTCAACCAATAGATTGCGGGGAGTCCTTCTAGTTTATGGGTGGACTTATTCTTGTCCATCTTACTAAATTCGTGTCCATCCATCGGGCGTTACGTCTTTTGTATCGTGAATTTTTGTATAACCCTCAGCGCCAAACCACTGACGGGGAGCAATTACTTGCTTATCTACATTAGCAGAGAGCCATGCCCCCCACCAAGAGAAAGTAGAATTGGCAATGATGAAATCATCACAAAGAGACATCAAACACAAGTCGATACGATTGTCCTCGTTCTCAGAAATCATAAAATTATTTCCGGAAAAGAGTTCTTGCTGATTACACCATGCAGGATCATCAGAGAAAACAATCACACTACGGTATGCCTCAAAGTTCGACAATGCTTTCTTGTAATAATCAAGAGTGCATGGAGGATGATTAGCAGAGTTGGTCACATAATCAGTACGGCGAACGTGCAATGCAATGGGACTCTCTACACCCTCCATCATTTCCTTACATGGATTTAGAATCGCATCTTTAAATGTAAAGTCTTGACGAATCTCATCTGCAATGTGCTTAAAGTATTTTTCTGTTTGGAAGTATCCCTGCAAAACTACATCGTCAGGACACTGGTCAAACAACTCCTTGTCAAAGTGAAAGTGTCTTTCAGCAAGAGTAGGTGCCTCGTATATGCCAGTCTTAACTTTCAAGTCAAAAGAGTCAAACAACTCTGTCCGAAGCATGTTACCAATGCCATCATCCATAAAGTCAGAATGATATGAAATCATATAATCATATCCATGATGCCTAGCAATGCCCTTTAGAGAGGCATACTGGAACATCTGATTGGCAAGTCTGCCCATTCGTCCAAGATTATTAAATCCAATCATTCGACTTTTGCTTTCTGAGTTTTAAGGTACTCCTGTGCATCATAATAGTCCAAGAGCTGTTGAGTGTCAAACTTAAGAATCATCTCATACAGGTTTTTATTGTTTTCAATATATGGGTTGGTAAACCAGGAGTTAGGAGTTCTCTCATGCTCCATATGATAGACGTTTCCATCATATCTACCAACATTATATCCAAGGAGTTTGAATCGATGATACCTTTCATTATCTTCATACCCGTAAGCAATGAAGTTCTCATTCTCTAGACCACCTTGAATATATTTTTCAGTAGAATAGAACTGACAGAATCCATACTTAGCATCATATACTCTAGACTGCTCACGCAGAATACTCAGATCGTAATCGTTGTTAATGAACCTAGAGACTAAATCATCGTCAGTGAAAATCTGATATTGCCAATTACCATCACCATAAGGATAGACCATATCATAGGTGCCATCCAAGATCATCTCTTCACATTTTTGGTAGGACTCAAGGGGGAGAAGAATGTCACAGTCATAATTAACAACAACAGGAGTCTTTGTCATCATCACCATATCATTGAGAAGTCTAGTTCTATGGAAGAACTGATCATCGTTCTTCTCAAAGACGTGAATCAATCGCTTACACTTCTCTTCACCTACACACTCTTTAATTTGAGATAGTGCAGATGCCTCAAAAGCAGATTCCGAATCTGCCTCTTTGATAATAAGAGTGCAGTCGGTATTATCAAGGAGATAGATTGAACTAACTACCACATTTCGCAATCGATCAAACGATTCGATTCGCAGTGGCACAATAAAAGTAGTATTACTCAGCATAGTCTCTTGTCTCCTTGTGCTTTTCAGTTACGTATTCTAACTCCTTACTGTTTGCTTGCCAAGACCCATCAGGGTGTTCGCAAGTGATATCTAGTTCAGCGTTGGATGAGATTCTATAATCTCCCTCTCTACTACAAACACAGATGTCATCAATAATATCAGGCATACCATGAAAATATCTCATCCTATGATAGAACTCTGTGTCCATCAACATCTTACATTCAGGGTCAAAGTATTCTAGACACTCTCTCCTCAATGCAACAATAGAAGGTCCACCCATAAAGTTCTGTCCCTCTAAAAGATGTTCAGACCAACGTGGAACCATAGGACGATAGAAGTTTTTTCCATCAGACGTATGAGAAAATCCTGTCACCACCCACGCGCATTCACTTTCATTGAATCGATTACGAATCTTTTCCAATGCAGCATCATCAGTAAACAAATCATCCTGGAACATAATCTTAACCAGGTCACCAGAGCAATGCTTTAATGCGTTGTTAGTGTTAGCAGGACCGTTCCCTCTATCATAAAAGTTTCTAATGTATGTTACGGGAAAAGTATTGGAATACTTATCACATACATCAAGAATGTCATTGTCCTGTGAGTGATCAGAAACAACAACTTCTATATCTCTATATGTCTGATTATCAATAGTATCGAACATTTCTGTAAGAAACTTTGCACCAAGACCACTCATACCATAGGCAGGGATAGCAATAGAAATCATCGTAGTGCTGTCCCCACTCGTTTTGCCATCCTCAGGAAAGTGCTCTGTTTGCCCGTGTCAAAGGGGTTAGAAAGAGATAGGAGAATAAAGTCTACCACTGCCTCTTTAACGTGCTCAGCACCCCTCTCTACGTTGAACACAGAGTGCCTACCATCATCATCGGTATATGGATGATGCCATTCTCCTTCAGGAATATACTTTTCAGTCTGATGAACCTTCTGATAAGAGAATGCATTAGGTAACTCATTAAACCTTGCTTCAGTATCAGGGTCATCAGAACATACAAAGAACTTCTTATCACCTGCTTTTGCGACTGTCTGAATCCAGTGATCAACATCAAACGATTCGATATTCACAAAGTCAGTCATACGCAGGTGAATACCATAGTAACCCTGCCGCAATTCATTTTCATCCAAGAACTTACCAACAGTGGCAAGAACATCATCACTGAATTTAAGGTCTCTAATAGTCTTCTTGATTTCCTCCTCAGGAATCCAATCATATAGCAAAGGAGTGTAATAGAAGACTGGTTTGTCTGAAGAGTTTACGAAGTTTCGAAATGACTCAACATTCATATTACTTGGTTCCATCCTACCAGGACTTCTGAAGAACTGTAGATAGGATGCGTCACATGAGAGAAGATTATATTGTTCTCCAATAGAATAATATTCTCTAATGTTTGTATCAGTTGCCTCAAGATCATTTTCTCTGGAGAAAAGTTCATAGAACCTTGCTCTACACATATTTGTGCTAGGCCAACTTACCGTGACTGGTAGATTACACAGTCTCGCTAGTGTAATGCCACCAATCAAACCACTATATCTATTACCAAAACTGCCGTCGCAGCATACATGAAAATGTTTCATCACTCACTCAGGTCATCAATGTAAAATGCTTCTGTCTCTTTTTGGAAGTAACCAAGGACTCTATTTCTGTCTTCAAAAATGTCAGACCAGTCATCAATATTCTCTTTATAGTTCTTCTTTTTCTTGATGTGAACTGTAGTCAGTCCCCAAGATTCAGGACGATGAAGCACAGAGATGTAATCATCTTCATAAGTAAATCCTTCGTTACCATGCTTCTCAAATAGTTCAGTGATACCAAAGAAGCGACCAACTGCAACCTCAGGACGATCCCACTGAATACCTTTCTCCTTAACTTCAGGAACCCAAGTAAGGTCATGCATTCCTGCTGGCCAGTTAGTATCATGGAAGACAATATATCCATCCTCCTCCATATGATCCCACCAATTATAGAGTTCTGATGCAACCTGAGCAGCAACATGAATAGAATCTACAAAGAGAAGTTTTACAGTACCATACTCTTCAGTATCCCATGCCTTACCTACACTAGAACTGTCACCCTGAATTATTTTATAAGTTGGATACTCACCAAGGTCAAATCCAAGACGCCTGAACTGAGTATCAACTCCGTAGACTGTATTGTTTCGCTCTACAGAATCATATGTCATGGTAAGAGAGGACACACCATAGTCAACCCCCAGGTCAACAAAGACGTTATTCTCTCCACACTTGTCTACTACTCTTGCAAGTTGATAGAGGTTTGTTCCAAGGTTACTAAAAACAAAATTCTCTTCCGTTGAGAAGTTCCATCCACCATAGTTACCGGCACGGATGCCTTTTCCAATCGTTACTGTCATGTCAGAATCCAATTTTTTCATTTTCACAGAAGGGATAATTATTTTCAGTCAGATAATTATAAAGAACTGATTTATATTTGGAGTTCTTTAACTCAGGAGCAAGTGAAAGAAACTCTTGTACGACATATTTATCCAGGTACGGGTATCTGGTTTCAAGACCAAAAGACCCTGCGACGTGTTCTTCTTTTGCGATGTATGTTTCTTGTGAACTGCCATAAAACGATGCCCAAGGGAAAATAGTTGTAAGGTCGTCAGGAAATAGTCCACCAAAGTTACTGTGAGAATACTTTTTAGTCCCACCGAAACCATAATCCGAAAACAGTTCATCTGCTCCAGAACCAGAAAGATAGATTTTTCTTTCATCTTTTTTTGCCAAAGTGCAGACAGCAACTAAACTTCCTGCTCCATGGTCATCTTTAATGTTCATATGATATTCATTATAGTCGCTGGAACTAGAGTGAATAGTATTCTTAAATGGTTCTACATTATCAATCAGATACTTGGTAAGTGACTGGCGACCAGGACCATACTCATCGATAGTAAACTTTTCATACTGAGATTCGCCACTGATAAGGTCATGTCTACCAGTAAGCACAGGCATATTCTCAGTGCCAGTGATACTGTATGCTTTATATGGGATGCCTTGCCGTCTCAATTCACATGCAATAGAACCACTATCGTATCCACTAGAGAGTCCGATAAAGACTTTCTCCCGAATACCCTTAGTTCTCTTACGAATGGACTCCGCAAACGCAGCATTCCAATCATCAAAGGTAGTCTTGTTCTGAGTCAAATCAAACTTAAACACTGGACCTTGATCCAGAACCTTCAGAGTGTCCATGTCCAGGAGCATCCTGGTGTTTGCAGGTATCTTCTTGATATCAGTAAACCCAAGGGCAAGCAGGGCAGACTCAAAGGTCGCTACACCAATCTTATCTCCATTGATAGCATACCAAATCGGTTTAGTGGCGAAGACATCTGACGATAAAACAATACGTTCGTTCGCATAATCCACAAGGCAAATTGCAAACTCACCATCCAACATATTTGGAAAGTGAAATCCATGCTGCAGATACTTTGGAATAATACATTCACCATCGGAGTTGTAGTGCTCCATGGCGTTGTAAATCTCTCCATTGTATACACATGCAATTTGCCTCTCCTCATTGAGGAAAGGTTGTGGAGTGAACTCACCACTAATACTGAGAAGATTGTGAACGAAAGTATAATCACCAACTTCTACAACATTAGTACTGTCTGGTCCACGATCTTCCATGTATCGGTTTACATGGTCAAGATCCTCTATCTCTTTATTCGTAAAAAGAAAACTACACATTATCGTTGATGATCTGACGTAATTACTTGGGGTAAAATCTCATTTAACATAAGTCCATTTGCTCTACCCGGCATGATTGCAGGCGTGATGCCATGCATATCCATAGCAAAAGGAAGACTCAGTTGATCTCTAGAAGAGAACTTACAAATCAACTCCCACCATGTTAGCATAAGTGCTTGAATCTCCAAAGTATTTCTTTGGATTCTACAGGGGAGTTCATACAAACCACCATGCTTCCTATAACGACGTGATTCATAGAAAACCATTTGACTCTGAACAAACTCAAGGGAGTCAAACTTAACTTGCTTGATAAGTTCTGCCTCCTCATACACACAATCCCTTTCAGGGTGCTTGAAGAGAGCAATGTCACTGTCCTTCAGATACGTTTCTATAATCTCTTTTGGGTCCATCTTGACTGCATGAGTAGCGTCAACCCAAATATAGTAGTCGTATCCAGGGACAAATAGGTGAGGCATGATCTTGTAGATCTTTGCATTCCTTCTGTTCGCATATCTGTTATCAATAGAGAAGTTACGCAGTGGCATACGAGTCCACATGGAATCCTCAATCAATTCTTCTTCTGTAAAAGCAAAGTAATCTGCAGAATCATATTTAACACTAACCTCTGCAGGTAAAGAGGCACCCACAGAGGAAGTCAAGACAGCAATTTTCATAACTCAATCCAATTTTTATTTTCAGGGACTAGATCAGAGGTGTCGTGGTCATATGCTTTACCAAACCACATCTTAGGTGAAATCAGTTTACGGGTTCTATCTTTCTGAAGATAACCACCCCACCATGATAGCGAACTGTTGGCAGTGATGCCACCATCACACAGAGACATGAGGCACAAGTCCACAAAGGGAACCAGAGCACCATCTTCATGCGTATCAGTTGACTCTGACATATTAAACCTATCAGCAGAGAAGAACTCCTGCTCTTTACACCAATCAATAGAGTCAGAGAAAACAATCACAGGAGTATCTTCTGGGAAGTACTCAAGTGCATTCTGATAATATTCAATAGGTTGGAGTGGATGATGGTCCTGAAGGTTGGTATATGCCCATTTAAACCCTCTCTTGTCTGCAAGATTAGGATCACCACGACGAACATGCAACATTATAGGACGAGTATCAAATCCACTCATCATTTCTTCACAAGGTTTTACAATTTCATCATGAAACTGTAAGTCATTCCGAATGACATCTTCAATCTCTACAAAATACTTATCTGTCTGATAGCAACCAAGCAGGTTCACATTGTCAGGACAGTTGTCATACAGGTTCTCATCAAAATGAAAATGTGCCTCCTGAACCCCTTGCTGGGTATTCAGAAAAGCAATGTTCTCTTCTTTGATTCCATCCAACTTAAAGCATTCATGAACACCATAGTTATCAATACTGTCGTATGGGGGAGGAAATACAAAGTCAAATCCTTTATGTGCTGCAATGCCACGGAGAGAAGCATACTGGAACAGTTGATTGCCTAAGCGACCACTGTTACCAAGTCCGTTAAATCCAATAGTCATTTGTAGTTTTTCCTCATTTCATTATACACCTTTCTAATACCAACATCAATGGTAGTTTTGGGGACCCACCAATTTAAAATATAATTATCTGCTTCATTTCTCTTATCCATCTGAACACTATCTTTTGCTAGACCAGGTTTGATCTCAATGTCATAGTTACCATCAACAGCAAAGCATCCTTTAATAATAGAGGCAACTTCTTTGATTGTTTCTGACCTGAATGATGTAATGTGAAGAGGATCCTCTGGTTTGAAGTCAGTATAGTTTTCCATAACCGTCTCCAATGCTTCACAGCAGTCTTCAGCATAGAGAAACTGACGTTCTTCAGTGCCATCGGTCAACATCTCAAATTGACCCTCTTCAAACCCTCTACGGATAAAGTCAGTGATGACATGTGCTTTCTCCATATCCTTTTCAATTCCATAGACATTCCAGAACTTAACAGTCAGTCCTTTGAGTGCAGTAGTATGAAGTTCACCAACACGTTTCATCACACCATAAGGAGAGTAAGACATGTTACTCATTTGGGATGAAGCAAAGACAAATCTCTTTTTATATTTGCCAAGTAAACGAAAAGTATTTGCCATCATACGAGTATTGTTATTCACAAACTCAAATGTATGTTGATACTTTTTCAAGTATCTGGAACCTCCTACATCAAAAGCAAGAAAGAATACAAAATCAGCGTACTGAATTGCATTCTCTACTACAGTATTAGGTGTCACTCTTAAATCATATTGAACACCATTTACAATATCAACATTGCTTACATGATGTCCTTTGTCTTTTAGGTACTCAGATAGATAAGCACCAATCTGTCCAGAAGATCCTAGGATTGTAATATTCATTCTTCAGAATTAGCAGCAATTTGTTCTTTAATCCAGTGATATGTATAACGAATACCTTCCTCCAGAGTCATGCTGTAGTCCCATTGTAGTGCTTCACGAATCAATTCGTTGTTGGAGTTACGTCCACGCACACCCAGAGGACCGTCAATATGAATCTTCCTTACTTCTTTACCAGCAACCTTTCCAACAGTATCTACCAGTTGATTGATAGTCACCATCTCCTCAGAACCAATGTTTACAGGTCCAAGGAAGTCTGATTCCATCAGGCGACGAGTTGCTTCGATACACTCATCAATATAAAGGAATGAACGAGTCTGCTCTCCATCACCCCAAACCTCAATAGCACCACCGTCTTCAGGAAGATATGCTACTTTACGACACATTGCAGCAGGAGACTTCTCCTTACCACCATCCCAGGTGCTATCAGGTCCATAGATGTTATGGAAGCGAGCAATACGAACAGGAATGCCATGGTTACGGTTAAACGTCAAATACAGACGCTCAGAGAACAGTTTCTCCCAACCATATTCAGAGTCAGGACCAGCAGGATAAGCATCACTTTCCTTGAGTCCAGGGTTGTCCACATCCATCTGAGCATACTCAGGATACATGCAGGCAGATGAGGAATAGAAAATCTTAGTTCTGTTCTGTTCAGTCTGCTTATTCAACTCCAGTTGACACTTAAGCATGTTAAGGTTGATAGCAGCAGAGTTATACATCACCTCAGAGTCATTGTCTCCAGAGAAGATATAACCAGCACCACCCATATCAGCAGCATACTGATAGATTTCATCAAAAGGTTCTACAAACTTCTCTGCCACATTTGCATAGAAGTTACCCTGATATCCAGAGAACCTGATGACACGACCCATCAGACTGATGTCCGTAAGATCTCCAAGGATGAACTCATCAGCAAGAGTAGGAGAATATTCTGGACGCTTGATATCTACACCACGTACCCAGTATCCCTCACTCTTGAGACGGCGAACCATATGACTACCAATAAATCCACCAGCACCACAAACAAGTGCAGTCTTTTGTCGCTCAGACATTCTGTCCTCCAATAAATTCAGAAATTTCGTGTTTTACTCTAGCATGAAAGTCCCAGTATTCCTTGGACTTTTCGTAGTTTTCTTCTACTACATCTACACGATCATCATAAAACTTCTCATCAAGATTGTCAAGAATATCCTTGAGTTCTTCGATAGTATTAAAAATAATCATGCCATCGGTATTGAAATAATCACCGATGTTCGATGCACCCCAATAGATTGGGATAGTTTTAGAAGCAAGGCAATCGATCAACTTTTCAGTAATCCAGTTATCTCGCTGCTCGTTCTCTATAACTATGTGATATTTAGCAGTTTCAAAGAGAAAGTTCTTGTTCGGTGTTCGCGGTGGCGACTTGTGCTTGACAATACTAAAACCGTTCAGGTCCTCTGCCTCTTGCAATCCTTCCCAAATTTGCTGGCGGAGTTTATGTCCAGGTGCCCATCCCTTATTACTGGTGTTGAAAGAGCAAACCTTCTGTTTGTTTGGTTTGAACTCATCCCATTCAATCCAACAGCAACCAAAGATAAACTTCTGCGCGTTAGGAAGGTCTAGAAGGTCTTCCCTCCAGGTAAGAATTAAATCAAACTGTTCTGCGTTTGCTCTTACGTTATCAGCAATGTCAAGAATAGAAGGTGGTTCACATAAAACCAATACATTTATACGATCTGCTTTCCATGAGATTGCATCATAGGAAATATGAACCTTCTTCTCAAACTGACCCTCTGTGGACAGTGTTCCACTACACTCAATGTCATACATTTGGAATTACCTCATTCAAAATTTCAAGAAGTCTATCTACTTTTCTGCCAGTTACGAATTGACTGTTACCCACATACAATCCATTCTTATGTAGGATCTCTACATTGGGTTCCTTTCGCTTAGTGCAGAGTTCATACTTCTTAAATGCCGGATGACGAAGAAGATTGCCGCTGATAATAGGACGAAACTCAATTTCATTCACTCTTAAAGTTTCTTTTAGTAAAGGAATATATCTTTCCTCAAAAGGAATGATTGGTAGACAAAAACTACTGTTGCCTGTCTGATATTGTGGTGTTCTTATCCCCTCACGAAAGAGAACTCCATTATAGAAACGACGATAATTTTGTTTACGGATTTCAATATTCTTATTAAGTTTCTTCAGTTGAGAGAGACCAAGGACAGCACATAATTCATGGTTACGGAAGTTATATCCATCCGTCATAAAGAGAAATGCAGGGTCAATATCAGGATTTTCTGCTACATATTTGTCACGATTAAAGTCTGACTCCCTTGCCATACCATGAGATCTCTTCATTCGCATCAAATCATAAAGGTCTGGATTGTTAGTACAGACCATTCCACCTTCAACAGTAGTGATGTGATGTCCAAAATAAAAACTAAAAGTTGACCCAGCAGAGAGAGTTCCTCTCTTGTTTAGATTAGAATCTTGAACACCATGAGACTCACAAATGTCTTCAAGAATCAATGCGTTAGGAAAAATATCCTCAATCTTCTCCACATCAGAGGACAATCCAATCAAGTGTGTGACAAAAACTACCTTAATATCAGGATGTTGGGTAGCAACATACTTCAATTCTTCAATATCAAAGGAGAAATTGTTCAGATTAATGTCACAAAAGATGGGTTGTAATCCATTTTGAATGACTGGACCAACATTAGTGACCCAAGTCGTAGCAGGAACTAGAACTTTGTCTCCATCTTTGAGACCACAGAGTTCTTTGATAGATGCAATCAAAAGAGAGTTGGCAGTGCTACCACTAGAAACATAAAGAGAGTAATCAACACCCAACCACTCTGCCCACTTCTTTTCAAATTGACGAACCTTAGGTCCATTTGTCAATCTCGAACTAGTGAGAAGAAATGCTGCCATTTTGAGACGATCTTTGAAGGTAATCGTCTCCTCCATCAGAGGCCAAGATTCAATCATGTGGTTTTTTCTCCAACTTGTAGTACTCATAAGTATTTTTCAACCCCCTTTCCAGGGAAGTTTTAGGTTTCCAACCAAGGTTTTCTAGTTTTGAGACATCAAGAAGTTTTTTCATCATGCCATCTGGTTTATCAGTGTCCCACTTTATATCCCCTTTAAACTCAACCACATCTTTAATGATGTCTGCAAGTTCTTCAATGGAATAATCAACGCCACTTCCTACATTGATTATATCACCATCATTGTAGTTCTGCATCAGGAATGCACAGGCATCAGCGAGGTCTTCAACGTAGATAAACTCCCTCCTAGCAACTCCAGTTCCCCAAAAAGTAACACTATCACCACCTTCATGGAACTTAGAGAGCATAGATCCTACCACATGACCCGTAGCTTGGTTAAAATTATCCTTTGGACCATATACATTACATGGTTGAGCAGTGATGAAGTTGCAATCATACTGCTTTCTATACGCTTGACACAGTTTAATACCAGCAATTTTGGCGATAGAGTATGCCTCGTTGGTGGGTTCAAGTGGTCCTGAAAGAAGATGCTCCTCCCTCATTGGTTGAGGACAGTGCTTAGGATAGATGCATGATGAACCCAGGAACAAAAGTTTCTTTACCTTGTATTTGTGAGAACACTTAATAATATTGTTCTGGATTGCAAGATTGTCAAGCAAAAAGTCAACTGGATGAGCAACATTGTCGCCAATGCCACCGCATTTTGCTGCTGCTAAGAAGACATAATCAGGTTTTTCCTTCTTAAAGAAAGTAGAAACCTGATCATAATTACACAAATCTACCTCTTTTCTAGTCTTGAGGACCAGATTTCGATAACCAAGTTCTCTCAATCGCCTTACGATTGCAGATCCAACCATCCCAGTGTGACCTGCAACGTAAATTTTATCACTCATATGCATAACGGCTGAATCCTCCCGACGTAAGAAGTTCATCTCTTTTAGCAAACTCGATGTCCTTATTTACCATCTCTTCAATCATCTCATCCAGAGTAATTTCTGGTTTCCAACCAAGAGTCTCTCTTGCTTTGGTTGAATCGCCAAGCAAAGTCTCAACTTCAGCATCCCTAAAGTACCTAGGACTCACTTCAATAACTTTTTTTCCACTAATGATATCCCACCCACATTCATCAATACCTTCACCTTCCCAATGAAGTGACATCCCAAGACACTTACCAGTACGTTCACAAAACTCTCTGACAGTGATTTGCTCCATGGTAGATATCACAAAGTCATCCGGTTCGTTCTGCTGCAGCATCATCCACATAGCACGGACATAATCCTTAGCGTGTCCCCAGTCACGTTTAGCATCTAAGTTACCCAGTCTCAGAGTCTTCATAAGTCCAAGACTAACCCTTGCGAGATCCCGTGTAATTTTTCTAGTGACAAAAGTCTCACCTCTACGGGGAGATTCATGGTTAAAAAGTATACCAGAACATGCAAACATACCGTATGATTCACGATAGTTCTTTGTAATCCAGTGAGCATATAGTTTTGCTACTCCATAAGGAGACCTTGGATAGAAAGGAGTGGTCTCTTTCTGAGGATTTTCTTGCACCAACCCAAACATTTCTGAAGTGGATGCCTGATAAAACTTGGTCTTCTTCTCCAAACCAAGGATACGAATTGCCTCAAGGATACGAAGAGTTCCAATCGCATCACTATTGGCAGTGTACTCGGGAGTTTCAAAAGAAACCTTCACATGACTCTGAGCACCTAAGTTGTAGATCTCATCAGGTTGAATCATCTGAATCAAACGAATCAAATTCGTAGAATCAGTCAAGTCTCCATAATGCATATAAAAGTTTTTACTTCCATTAAAGACATGATTCACTCTATCAGTGTTAAATGAAGAACTTCTTCTTTTAATACCATGCACTTCATATCCTTTTTCCAAGAGTAACTCAGCAAGATAAGAACCATCTTGCCCCGTTAGTCCCGTAATCAGTGCTCTTTTCATACGTTCATTCTACTATCTCAACATTATACAAAAAAAGACAGGTTTATGCAACCTGTCTTAGAGGGAACTTTCATGCACGCCACTTACTCTTTTACCTGAAGCAAGAAACAGGGCGGGAGTTACCTCCATCCGCACCACTTGCTCTTAGGTAAAGCAAGAAACCTCAGAGATCGGCAAACTTAGCAGGAAACTCACGCTTGAGAGCAGCAGCAATCTGTTCGACTCTTGCGGAATCGGAACTATCACCACCATCACATTTTTGATGTGCTTTTGCTTCTAATGCCTTTACCCTTGCTTCGATTTCTACATCATACCTAGACATTGCTGCCCCGGTTGCAGACTTCGCTGCTTTTCCTTGAATTGCCATTTTAATAAATTAATAACTCTTCCTTTATTTAGTTTTTAGAGGGTCTTATGACTCCACCAGTTCTGTTATAGTCAATCCGTGACTCGATTATAATCGTCTTCTAATCGAACGATATCATCTTCAGTACATTCACCCCTCTGAACTTCAACAAAAGTTAATCCTTCAGCATCAGATTCAAGTCTGTGAACAGACCCTCTACCAATACTAAAGGAATCACCAGGTCCAACCTTTTTAATAAGATTATCAATAGTGATAGTTCCTGTTCCAGATACAATGTACCAGAACTCATCTCTCTTAAAATGTTTTTGAAGAGAGAATCTAGAATGAGGATTAATGTACAATTTCTTAATAACAAGATTGTAATCTCGTTCAAGATCTGTATACCAACCCCAAGGTTTTTGTACTGTATCTTTCATTTAGATAAAGGTTATCCCGACCAGGGCTAGTTTACACGACTTACCGAGTCTTTGATATAGCAGGGTTTACCTGTCAACCACTTAGGATACTCTGCGTCTTCCATTGCTAGAAGGCATTGTGCCTGGTTGTCGAACAGGTAAACATCAAACCACTTACGATTGTAGTAGTCTTGCTCCTGTAATCTATAATCAGGTTTACCATTGAGTTCAATGATACCCTTTTCAACAAACCTAAAAGGTCCACGTTCTAATAGAACTTTCATGCTTCGACTGCTTCAAGATCGACAGAGATTTGTTCCATCAAAATATCATAATCATCAAGAGCATCGCCCGAAAAGACAACGCCAGTGTTCTCATAATAACGACGGACCTTTTTGAGAAGTTTCGGATTCTTCACATCCAGGAAGAACTCTCCATTTACCGCACCCTTAAGGGTTTGGATGTCTTTCTTGAACTTAGTAGTCAGTGTCATTGTTCCGTTTGTTGACCTTAGTATTATAAGGGTTTGACAGGGTTTCTGTCAAGTGCTTCCTGTGAGGATCGAACTCACCTTAGGCAAATTATGAGTTTGCTGCATTCACCAGATTGCTAAGGAAGCAAATAGGACTGCTGGGAATTGAACCCAGTTTACCCCGTTATAAGCAGAGAGCATTAACCAATATGCGACAGTCCCTTAGGATCCTTCGTTGTTTTGCTCTGTGTATATTCGTATGAGTTCATCATCAGCAGGCACCATCACTGCCCTTTCACCCCTTTTATTTTCTACACCTATTGTCTCACCACCCTCAACTCTATCCATGAGTTCTTCCCAGTTCTCCTGCCAGTATTCCACTGAATAAAATTTCATAGTTGCATTATGTATAATGAAATTATACTACTTGATATGTCCGCTGTCAAATGGTGCCCAATGCTGCCATCCATTCTTATGAACTAAATGCATACCAATAATAGGCACAACAACTAATGCTAAACTTAGAGTGCCAATTCCAAAAGGATTATTGAGTGTAGCAGCTGCAAAGTGTGCTGCCTTAAGTGCTATGTTGCCCATAAGTATTTTCTCTATTTTTCCAGAGTTCTAGGAAGTAACGATCAACATGATACAAATCACCTTGAGGTGGTTGTTCTTCAATTTTAGACCATTTATCACACAATTGTCTCATCTCTGGTGAGATACCATGTGGAGTAAACATTCTACCAAAGGAAGACATAGCAAATGCAAACCTCATTCTAATGCGCTGTTCCATTTCCATCATAGTCATCACTTTCGTAGTAGAAATTCTCACCCTTATAAAGTCCAAAGGTTATAGTAAGAAGCACAAATGGAATTGAAATACATAATAGAATTGTACCAAAAGTCATTTGAAAAATACCTTTAATCCTAGAGATGTTCTACCACCTTCAAATTCTTTTATACTACTTAAGTATTCAGCAAATAATTTTAAATCATTACCATACTCAATACCAATAGATCCTAGAGGACCTTCAAAGTTATCTTTACTATCAAACTTTGAGTTATTCACAGATATACCACTATACACCGTAAGATCCTGTGATAGTGGTGCTAAAAATTTCACACCAGCATGATTGATACCGGGATGATCATTACACTGTACTGGAGATGAAAGATGTTCAGCAAACAATCTTAAATGTTTGTACATATCATATTCAATACCAAAGGAACCTACAGGTTCACTTAAATTAATTTGCTCACTATCATAGGGTTCTAAAGTAACTCCAACATAAGTTTTCACTTCATCAGGACTCATAACTCCAAGTATTGCAGTTGTTATTGTTCCGACAATCGTACTTGGTCCAAGACATAAACTCATCTTACGTTGTGTCCTCCAAACATGTAACGCATTCCATTCAAGATTTTGTTTCCGAATTCCCCCAGTCTGCGAGAATTAAAGCGTTCAAATAGTGCGGCAGAGATAACAGGTGTGGGTACACCAAGATCCACAGCAGCGTGAAGAGTCCAACGACCCTCACCACTGTCTGATACTCCCCCATCGAATCTGCTAAGTTTTGGATCATGCCGTAATACATCAGCGGTAAGATCGAGTAACCAACTACCAACCACGCTACCACGACGCCAAAGCTCAGCCACTTCAACAGTGTCAATATCATACTGATAGTCTGCCGGATTTTCCATCGGAGCCACCTCAGCATCACCCTCCTTGATGTAATGGGAACCAAGATTGCCATGATGCAGGATATTAAACCCCTCGGCATACGCTTGCATGATTCCATACTCTACACCATTGTGAACCATCTTGACAAAGTGTCCTGCACCTGGTCCACCACAGTGGAGCCAACCGTACTCAGCACTGGTTGCCCTAGTATATGGGTCTGTGCGGGTTGCAGCGGTAATACCAGGTGAGAGTGCCCTGAAAATGGGGGCACAGACAGATACTGCGCCACTTGTACCACCAACCATAAGACAGTATCCACGCTCCAGACCATAAACTCCACCACTAGTACCGCAGTCAAGATATTGGATGCCCAACTTAGCCAACCTTTCTGCTCTCCTGCGAGTATCCTTAAAGTTGCTATTGCCATGGTCAATAATAATATCCCCGTCGCCAAGTAGTGGTAGTAACTCATTTAACGTGTCCTCTACTAATTCTGCGGGGATAACAAGTTGAAAGATGCCAGGAACTTTTCCTGCACTTGTATGAACCTTTTTATCAGATTTAACTATTTGAACAAGGCTTTCCAGAGAAGTGGTACATCCACTAATATAACCCGCTTCAAATTGTTCACAAGCTTTTTCATAATTGTTTCTGTAACCCCAAACTTCAATACCTTCTTTCATCATGCGACGAGACATACCCTCGCCCATTCTTCCTAATCCAATTAATCCTACTTTCATGGGTTTCTTGGGTCCATTCCTAAACTTTTTAAATAATCTATCCACCAATCTTGGTCTTTAATATACCTCCAATTAGGGACTTCTTTACCACGCTCCACAACATAATATTGATAGAGTGCTTCATCGATAGTCTGTGCTATCTCCATAATCATCTTCCTCTGCGTCAACGTCTTCATACGGATTTGCCACAAAGGGTCCTCGTTTTCGTAAGGGTTCTTTTCTGACATAATTGGTTTCAGCATTTACGACAGAAACCCATACAGCGAGTTTCATTACTATGTAGATAATACCTAGTGGTAAAAAACATGCAAATAGAACAAGTGGATTCATTTACTTCTATACCTCCCTGGCCATGTTAACTCCATACCAGTAATAAGCAACATTATGAAAGCAAACACAAACAAAGTACTCATATTTTAAATTCTACCAACTAAAGAAAGAACTCCATGCGAATAGAACGCAAGGAGTATTCCACCAAGAATGGCACTTATAACAGTGGCAGTTTTATTGTGTTTGTCAATTGCTTTGTCAATCATTTCCTGACACTCCTTTTTAGATACAAGGTGGTCAGGTATGATTTCATCCATCCTGTGAGGCATTTGGAAAATTCTTCATTGGGTCAGGTTGTCCTCCTACTATAGCACAAGCTCGCTTATAATAGTAGTTGTCTGTTGTGCCGTTTTCCTCAAATTTCTCTTTGATGATTGCCCAATTGGCGGATTCGTCTGGATGCATGGTAGAAAGAAAGTGTCTACAATGCTATTTAATGTAGCGAGATGCTACACTGATACCAACTATGTTGATATCTTAACGAACATCAAAGTCTAATCGACGAATTTTACGCCTACGTCTTTCTTCTTGGTAGAGAAGTTCTCCTGAAGAGAAATGACTATCAATCTTTCTCTCTACATTATTAGTTACCATTACAACCTTATCTAAATCTTTGGCACCAATTTTATTATCAATCAAACTCATCTGATTGAGACAACCACAGAACTGAATTTTACTGGTGCTTGTTAGTTCTTTTTTACACTCTTTACATCTAATAGTAATCATTGGAAATACTTTGAATTCGACATGGGCGAAGAGGGGATCGAACCCCCGACAATCTCCGTGTAAAGGAGGTGCTCTACCTCTGAGCTATTCGCCCGTAACACTACACTTATCCGTATGCTATATGGGCATTTAAACCCAACATACTGACAGTTTGTAATGGAGTAGGACAGGGGTCCACCCTGAACATCCAAAGGGGGCTGATTCCTATCAACAGGGTTTCGGTATATCCGAACCGATAGGCACCTTTGGCTGGAACGTCTCAAGTTCCTAACTCCCCCGGCAGGATTCGAACCTGCGACCAGACGATTAACAGTCGTCGGCTCTACCGCTGAGCTACAGAGGATTGTTGTACTCTTTCTTTGTTTTGAAGTAGAGTTTATAATATCTCTTCTTCATTTCATTAAGAGTATTCATATCATCTTGAAATCCCATGTATTTACACATTTGGGATGACCCTTCCAATTCACTAATCAATCTTAGTATATTAACAGGGTGTTTTTCAAGTCCTCCAAAATCATACTGAGACATCATAATAAACTGAAGGAAGCGGGTGATCGGGTTCGAACCGACGACATTCAGCTTGGAAGGCTGACGTTCTACCACTGAACTACACCCGCATATAAGTGGGCCTTACACAAGAGAGGAGGTGGTGGTGGTCTCTCTTGATGCCCAGCGACTCAGATAGGATTTGAACCTATGACCGACTGCTTAGAAGGCAGTTGCTCTATCCAGCTGAGCTACTGAGTCAGGTGGTAGTTCCTATCGCCGCTAACCCTGAACTACCAAGGGGATCACCGCAGTTGACTATGCTCTTTCGATACCGTCTGAGTGGTCAACAAAATCATCATACTGCTGTTGAGTGATTTCGTCAAGTGATACAACTTCTAAATCTTCTTTAGGGTCGAACCATTCATCAAATTCTGCCATGATGGCCATTTGATCGTAGATTCGTTCTACACCTTTGTCATTGTACTCTTGGACTTTACCAATTGCCCATTCGCGAACTTCGGATACAATTTCTTCAGTCTCCACCATAATAATCTTTTCGGAAGTACCTGCTGAGTATGTTGCCATTGTAGTATGCAGGTTCTCCTGTGTCAAGGGATTCGGTGAGGACTCCGTTGAGGAAGAGTTGTTTTGTTTCTTCGAAGTTTGTTTTGCCAGGTGTTTTATGTAATGACAGGATAGTTCTACTAAAATTTTGTCTACCCAATCGTTCAATGTCTTCTTTAAGTTCCGGACAAGACCCATAATACTTTTTCCAATCAGATTCTTTTTTTACTCGGCGTTTCTTTCCTGGAGGTTTTCGATGACTCCAAAAATACTTTCGCCCAATGTACTGTCGTTGGTTGGTGAGATTGGTAATGTTATAAACAAAACCATAGTAGTCGTGAACATCGTCACTAGTAAAAGGTCTCTCCAAATAGATCCATGGATTTTCATAATCAATATCGATACTCATCAATAATGTTTAATACCTTATCGAGATATTTATGTGCCATATCTCGATCTCCTTGCCATACTGTATCGGGCTCTTCGTATACATCGTTTTTCAATTTAAGTACACGATTTTTCAACTCTTCTTTCTTCAATTCATTCTTAGGCATAAGTATATAAAAAAGTTGTTTCCCCTATTTAAGCAACTTTTTTCTCCTTGTCATCATTTTTGAGCATTTCAACAAGTTCTTTGTAGCGAAGTACTTGATCTGGTAGATATGTTTGAGGACCAAAACGCAATAAGTGTTGGTCCTTTTCTGAAAGTTCTTTCACTATAGTTGGAATCCCGAGAATGTATCTTTCTTGACATCTTGTTTGATGCCGCCTACCACATAAGACTCTACTTCCGTCTCTTGAGGTGCAACCTGAAGACCCTTAGAGGAAATCCAGTGTTGTGTCCAGGGGAGTGGATTGTTCTTAGCAGGGATATCATATTGTCTCTTCAGACCTATTGCAACTAAACGACGGTTTGCAATCCACTCAACGTACTGCTGAAGTAGTTTGTCATTCAAACCAATCATAGAACCATCTTTAAATAGATAATCTGCCCAACGCTTCTCTTCGTTAACAGCGTTAGCAAATAATTTATAAGTCCACTCTTCTTCTTCCTTCATGATTTGTCTCATTTCAGGATCATCACCACTCCTCCATTTGTTTAAAATATTTTGGGTGATTGCTAGGTGCTGATTTTCGTCTCTTGCGATGAGAGAGATAATTTTTGCGGATCCTTCCATGAGTTTAAGTTCACCAAAGGCGAAACTACAAGCAAAGCTAACGTAGAACCGAATACCCTCAAGAACATTAACATTTGCAATTGCTCTGTAGAGTTTGCGTTTGACATCTTTAATTTCCCATTTAGATGAAGGTGAATCTCTAAAATCCTGTTGCCACATATTACCATTGCCCCAAGTTTGGGCACTATTGATAAAGTCATCATATGCTCCTGTAACGCTTGCAGCACGTTCCAGAATACGTGGGTCAGTGACAATCTTATCAAATACCTCAGATGGGTCTGAATAGACGTTCTTAATGATGTATGTGTATGAGCGACTGTGGATCATCTCCATGAACCCCCAGACCTCCATACACGCTTCTAGTTCGGGTAAACTGCAATAAGGTATAAAAGCCATCCCAGGACCACGCCCTTGTATGGAGTCAAGCATAATCTGATACTTGAGGTTACTTGTATAGATATGCTTTTGTTCTGGACGAAGTGTTTGATAATCTCCACGGTCTTTCTGTAGTGAAACTTCTTCTGGTCTCCAGAAATAACCCAACTGTTGTGTGGTAAGTTTATCGAATACTGGATATTTGTATGAATCATATCTCTGGACACCCAGAGGTTTACCGAAAAACATCGGTTGCTTCTTAGTATTAACTTGTTCTGTGTTAAAGACTGTCATGCCTTTAACTTTGGTTCCCACTTCTTCCACTGATGATACCTTAAACTGCACAGGATTCACACTCTCCCTCCTCGGTTTGTTCTAATTCGTTTAACAGATTATTTAAATTTGATTTGGGTTCTTCTACTACCTCATCATTTTTCATGTCATGAGTGTTCTGATAGTAGGAGGTTTTCCAACCGTACTTATATGTAGTCAAAAAGTCTTGTGCCATGGTGGACACTGGGACTTCATTGTCAGGATACTGTTCTGGATTATAACTCCAGTTACCAGAGATTGCTTGGTCAAAGAATTTCTGCATTACAGCAACAATGTTAATGTAACCACGATTAGATTGCATATCCCATAAAAGAGTATAATTATTCTTCAATGTATTAAATTGAGGAACAATCTGCTTAAGAGGTCCTTTCTTTGATTTTTTAATGGACAGGTAATCTCTAGGTGGTTCGATTCCATTGGTTGCATTTGACACAACGGAACTGCTCTCTGAAGGCATTTGTGCGGACAATGTTGAGTGCCTGAGACCGAACTGATTGATAGATGACCTAAGACCCTCCCAATCATGCTCATACTCCTGAGATGAAATCTCGTCTACATCCTTCTTATATGTATCAATTGGAAGAATACCATCAGCATATTTGGTACGACCAAAGTTTTCACACCATCCCTTCTCCTTGGCAAGTTGATTAGATGCTTTAAGAAGATAATATTGGAAGGATTCTGATAGTCCATGAACAGCATCCCATGCCTCCTGTGAGTCATAGTTATAACCCAACTTGGCGAGGTAATGTGCCAAACCAATAAATCCTACTCCAAGCGATCTACGTGCCTTTGTAGCGCGTTCTGCTGCTATCACAGGATACTCTTGATAGTCAATTAGTTCTTCAAGACCACGAACAGAAAGATCGCAAAGATCTTCTAGTTCTTCATCAGATTTAATTTTACCAACATTAACAGCAGAAAGAATACATAGAGCAATTTCACCGAACTTATCATCAATATGATTGATTGGATCTGTGGGGAGGGTAATCTCCTGACACAGGTTACTCATATTCACCTTATCCTTAAAGGAAGAGTGACTATTACAGTGGTCGATGTTCATGATATATAAACGACCAGTCTCTGCTCTCTCCTTTAGGATGTTCAGAATTAATTCTTGTGCGCCGATAGTTTTTCTTGGAACAGACTCATCTCGTTCAAACCCCACATATAAATCATCGAACCTGTCAGTACCAAAGGAATCATACAGACCCGGTACATCATGCGGTGAGAACAAGCTAATCTCTCCATTCGCAATGAAACGTTCGTAGAAAATCTTTGAAATTTGGATTGAGTAGTCAAGTTTGCGTACCCGATTGTCTTCTGTACCTTTGTTGTTCTTGAGAACAATAATATCTTCTATTTCTTGGTGCCAGATAGGAAAGTGAACTGTAGCAGAACCACCTCTGATGCCGTTTTGAGTGCAGCATCGTACAGTTGATTCAAACTTTTTAAGGAAGGGGACCACGCCTGTGTGTTGTACCTCTCCGCCTCTGATTTTAGCGTTGATGCCACGGATTCTACCTGCGTTGATACCGATTCCTGCGCGTTGTGCAACGTATTTACCAATAGCCATGTCACTGCTAAAGATAGAATCGAGGGTGTCATCAACATCAACGAGAACACAACTCGCAAACTGACGCAGTGGGGTTCTGACCCCTGCCATGATTGGCGTTGGGATGTTGAGTCTGTGTTTGGAGATTGCGTCATAATACCTTTTGACGTATGACATCCTAGTATCTTTAGGATATTCTTGGAAAATGGTGAGAGCAATCATGATATACATGAACTGAGGAGTTTCATAAACTCCACCATTGCTTCTGTCTTGCACTAGATATTTATCTGCAACCTGCCGTAGACCGGCATAGGTAAACATCATATCTCGATCATGATCGATAAATGTGTTTGCCTTTTCAATTTCTTCTTTAGAATACTTATTGAAAATTTCCTTATCGTAAACTTCTTGATTGACGCACGCATAGATGTGATGCTCAAGGTGAGGGAGTTCTCTCATCTTTCCATAGAGTTGCTTACGTAAAGAGAACAAAAGCAATCTTGCAGCAACAAACTGATAGTTAGGATGGTCAAGATCAATGAGGTCAGAAGCAGATCGAATCAAGATTTCTTGAATTTCTCCTGTAGTAATACCATCATAGAACTGGATACCAGATTTCATCTCGACCTGACTCGCAGAGACCCCTGCAAGTCCCTCACATGCCTCTTCGACCATGATATGCATTTTATCTAAGTCAAGAGACTCAATTCGACCGTCTCTTTTTTTAACCTTGGTGCCGTTGCTCATATTTTCTTCCAGGTGTTGAATTTAAGTTTTGCTTCTAATCCAGAATATGTGTTTAATTCTATCACGGACTGCACATCCAGTCCAGACATTACCATATCATTTATGTCTTTATCATCGATGCTCTCAGGCCAGATGACTACCGACTGACCAGAATCGATGGTCTTAGAGATTCTGTTTGTAATTTCTCTGTTGCGGGGTTCGTTATCATAAATCCACACAGGATTGCTAATCCCCCACTTATTAACATCAGCGTCAGCGCCGCACATTGCAATCGAATTGCGAATGAACGTGCTGTCGAAAGGTCCCTCTGTAACATAGACTGGAGCATCTGTTCTGATGTTATCCAATCCGTAGATTTTTGGTGCGTCATCATCAAGCATCACGGTAATGTATTTAACAGGGCTGGGATTGATAGATCTTCCCTGAAATCCAATTAAATTCTTTTCATAATAAAGAGGAATGATGATTCGTTCATCATCATATTCTTCACTATCAAAAGTTGGTTTAAGACTATTAGAAAACTTCTTAAAATGTTTAGTATAATAAAAATTTTCTGGATTTAGTTTCCTTGCTGTCAAATATCCTGCTGATTTAGGATTGTCTGCTGCCTTGGGTAGTTTAAGTTTCCTTTTGAATTTGGGTGACTCAAATTTAAATTCAGGTTCATCAATAACAAAATTTCTACCAGTATGACCACTCTTAAACTTCTCCATAGTATATTGCTTTTGAATAACAGGATCTACCTGCTTCAAAAAATTATTAAGAGACATTGAAGCACCACAATTATGGCACTTAAAATTAGTGTTTGCTTTTACAGCATAGATATAACCTCTCGTCTTACTCTTATTCTTCTTAGAGTCTCCGCAAATAGGACAGCGAAAATTATAAAGGTTTGCCTTTACTCTCTTAAACTTTTCTAGTTTTGAAGATATGAGTCCAATGAACTTGGAATCAATGTGATCCATGCACGAAAGTAACTGCTGGTGACACTATAGCACTTTCAGCAGAGGATAACAAGGGTTTGAGAGTTTTGATTGCTTGTGGATTAGTTAAAACTAGAATTGCTCCCAGTGCTCCGATTCCAATCCAAAGTTTCCGTTCCAATAATGATAGTCGTTGAGTAACACTGTCATGATCGCTGTCCATTTTATCACGGAGTTTGTCGATTTTATCAAACAATACTTCGTCGATCTCTTCTTGCTTAGAAATTCTCTGCTCATGGACCGCCAACATGCGCGACACATTATTATTTACCTCTGCAATTTTTTCTATTGCAGAGTCTAACCTTGAAACCAAAGTCTCAAAGTTTTCTAATCTTGTTTCTAAAACAGCAACCTTGACTTCCTCTTCCATCTTAAGGTTTCCAAGTTTTTCTCACACCCTTCATATAGATATATTTTTTCTTCTTTTTTACTGGAGGGTCATCACCTGCCTCTACCGTACCAGCAATCTGACCACCGCCAACATTATTGGTGGGTTGCTCATGTAGATAAGCACGAACAATATCTAGAACCTTATCAAGAGTTTCCTTTTTCATTGTAGATTTTGTAAAGTTCCTCTAAACAGTTCATATCAACACCGATATCATGAATTGAAGAGTGTGGATACTCTGGCAGTTTTCCTAAAAAAATGATAAAACTTTTCATTGCAGACCAAAGTTCATTCTCAATTTTAAAAAACAACATTGGAGTTGTTGCTTCACCAAAAATATTATAGAGAATAATAAAATGATTTAGAAGGAGGTGTGTTTTGAGTTGACCTGTATTTTTATATCTCTTCAATAATCGTTTGATATATTTGAAGTGATTCAGGTCTCTGTCAAAGTCCTCCTTCGTAACCGCTTGTGGGTTCTCGTAGTTTCGTATAGCGAATAATAAAAAATTATCCTCATTCAATTCATTAAAAAGCATATATTATATCATGCAGGAGGATAAGCAACACTGGTGGTGATGCCAGACATTGCTACCAGAGTCTCTTTCTTGACTCTTGCATTGCCATGCATATCGGTGTAAGTGGTAATACCAACCCAACCTGTAGAGGTCAGTTGATAGGAAGTACCAGATGCGTTGGATGCACCTGTTTGTGCAATACCGATAACGGTTGCTTCTTTTCCAGATTCAGTTTCAGAACCAATAAACTCAATAGCAGTTCCGACTGCAATTCCTCTCTTAATTTCTACAGCTTGTCTAAATCCAACTGCCTGAGTCAGAGGAGTATCAAGAACAACAGTGATCCTATTTGGTTCTGATGTTCCAGGACTGATAAACGGTCTAATGGTTCCAATACCAATAGAGTTTGTTCCAGCAGCGAAAGTATCACCAACTCTGATAGAGGTTACGTGATTATCTCTTCCGAATAGGTATCTGTCGAACAGGGTTACTTCAGATTGACCGATGGCTCTAAGACCGTGAGCATGATAGTGAAGGGATTGTGTTGCGATTCCACTTGCCTGAACTCTGGCGAAGGTGGCACCAACAGAAACAACAGAAGCAACTCCAACAGGAAGATCACCACCACCAAAGAGAACAGTATCTCCAGCAGTAACGTTTTCTCCAGAGGGATTACCAGAAACAAAAATAACAGTAGATCCAATACCAACTCTAGCGTGGTTGGTAGTTGTTGCCAGTTTGACTGTTCTGAACTTAGCAGAATTGGTCATCTGGTTATGATTAGGATCATGAGTCGCAGACTTAGGCGACTGAGTGACCCTATAGTTTACATTCTCAATCATACCATGACTCAAACCAGCAGTCGAATCAATGGTTAACTCAAGGGTGCTGCCAATCGCGACGATTACCGCATCACCATGATAATTTTTAGGACCGTCAAAAGGAGTACCAAAACTAATTACGTCTCCAACAGAAGCGGACCCAGTATTACCGAAAGAGGTCGCTGTTCCTACTACTCTATTTGTACCATATTGGAGAGTGACGGTGCCCCCCGAAAATACGTTGTCGTTATTACCCCAGAGTGCCATGTCTCGTCTCTATAAAATGTTTTGCTAATTAATATTTATAAAAAGGATAGGTTGCAGATTATCCTTCCTCGCGGTTTTTAATCGCCTTTGTAACTACTTCTAGAAGTTGATCGTCCATATCAGTCTTGGTCAACTTAACTGCCTTAGCAAGAATAACAAGACAGATCTCAACCATCTTCTCACCGAGTTCTTCATTCTCTGGAATATTTGAAACGGCATCTTTGATAATCTTTGATGCTAATGGAAGTAAAAATGCAAGCATGGTAAATCTCAGTTACTAATACTATATATCAATCCTTATTTGAAACCCACTTACCTTTTGCTTTATCATAACGTTTTACTTCACCAGGACGTAAGCGATCTCTTGCCTCTTCGGCACGTTTGGAAAACTTACCAAACTTCATTCTCCTATCCTGTTCCTTATGTTTCTTTTTCTCATCAGCAAATCTTTTCATTTGCTTAGAGTCAGCATAATCAATTCTTTCATTAACATCACCAGAAGTATCCTTCTTGTGAAGCGTCTTAAATAAGTGCTTATGGAGAGGTTTTGCTCTCTTCATAATCTTATCTCTCTGTGAGAAATCTGCTGCTTCTTTAGCAACTTTCTTCTCAGGGAGTTTCTTATGCTTAGTCGAAGCAAAGTCTTTCGCATCACTCCTCTTCATTGATGCTGCTGCTTTAGCAACCTCAGGAGAAGGGTTGGTCATGTCACCTTTCTTGGTGGCATAGACCATACCCATGAACCTTTGTTGTGCCCTTGATACGGCAGGCATTACTTCTTCTTGGTGTCCATGATAGCACCCTGACCATGCTTGGCACGGATGCTTGCCTTTACTTTCTCAAGTGCAGACATACCATCATAGGGTTTCTTCTTTCCACCACCCATAGCAACATTTTTAGGAGCACTATTATAGCGGTTGTTACCATCAACACCACCACGCTCCATGCGACGATCTCTCAAAGAGTCTTCGGTTGCTTCACCCATTGCTTTCGCGGGTGCCTCAGACTTTTTTGCAGTGTTCAATCCCTGCTGTCTTTTCTGAGCAATCATTCTATCGAGCATTGCCTTTCTTTTTTGAAGTGCAATCTCTTGAGGAGACATCGATGCATCTTCTTTTCTCAGGTTTGCTTTCTGCATCTTCAAGTATGCCCTGTCCTTGGAACCCATACGGGCTTGACCTTGTGGTTTCTTAGAACCACCAGCGGGATTAGAACCAGTGTTCTTTGCTCTGTATGAGTAGTTTGCACCGCTACCCTTGGAGTCACCAGAGATCATCTTACCAGCATCAGATCTACTGTCCTGATACTGCTTCTCAGTCTGACCGTGCTTACCCTTGTAGATTTCCTCTACGTTCTCAACTTCTTCGTTTGCTTTGTTTAAAGTTTTGACAATTTTCTTAGAACGATCATATGCTTTCTGACGCTGATCATCAGTAACGGAAGGACTTACAACATCACGTCCAAGATTACCTGCCTTACGGAACATCTTATTCTTAGGAAGTGGCTTCATACCCTCTTCAACCTCAACCTCTTCGTTATCACCTTCTTTCATGTGATCGGCAGCCTTATACATTGGTTTGCCACCTTTATCTTTTTTGCCTGCTTTATATGCTTGATATGCAGGAGTATTTCCTTTCTTATCAGCATTAGTAACAGTCATTGCTTCATCAACACTCTCTTCCTTCAATTTGTCTGCAACCTTAAGTGCCGCCTTTCTGACGCCACGCTTAGCAGAAGTTTTGATTCTTTGAAGCATAGGTGATGCTGCTCTCTTAGCATCTCTAGCAGCATGATATCCTTTATATGCAACCTTACCAAGAAAACCCTTTGCTTTCTTCTTCATCTTGTCTCTGGTTCCTTCCTTGTTACCAGGAGTATCATGACCCATAGTCACTTTTGCTTCCTCAAGAGCATAGTTTACTGCTTCAGGATCGTGTCCCTCATCAATAAGTTCCTGACGAAGACCCTCTACCATGAACTCATACTCACTAATCTCAGTCATTTCAATGAGTTCTCCACCCATCTCATCAACTGCCTCACCAAGTTTTGGATTGATTTTAATTTTATTCTTTACGTTCTTTTCTTTGATTGGTTTAGAATCAACATCATCAGTCATGATTTCGGAAAGGTCTTGTCTCCAATTTGATGAACGGGATTCTTTCTGAACCCAACGTTGAACATCATTCTTTCTTTCTGCTTCTTTTACTTTAGCAACAGTTTCAATATACTTATCAACATCTGTGTCTTCTTTCTTCATGCTGCCCATCTTGCCTTTGATGGCCTTGCCAATTGCTTTACGGCGATTCATCAGATACTTATCAGTACTATCCTTCTTACCATCATTGTTGACATCACCGTCTTCCTTACCAACAGGATCTAATCCTTCCATTTTTGCACCAGACTTATGGCGCGTGGTGCCCTTTTCATCTGTGTAAGTTTCTCTCTCCTTATTAGGAGTTACATAACCTACACCAGGAACTACACCAGTCTTACCGGCAGCTCTGGCAGCATTTCTGTCTGCTGCTCTCTGTGCTGCTCTCTTACGATTTCTGTCGTAAGAAGACATTGCCTCATCTACTTCATCAGTCCCTTTGCTCATATTTTTATAAACATCAGTGAGAGAATTTACAGCATCCCATCCTTGCTGCTTCTCTTCAAAGTGAGGGTTCTTCTGACCCTTCACCTTTGCCATTTCCTTACGGGCTTTCTCATTATTCGTCTGACGTTTCTTCATGTCAGGTTCAAGATACGTATCGTCTTTTTTATTTTCAGAGATACACTCCAAATAAATCTTTGAAAGAGGATTCAAAGGATTAGGTCCAATTCCTGACATGGTGATACTACTACTTCTTTTTCTTATTTTTATTTATGAAATTCTTAATACCAGTGGTTCCTGTTGCTGCCATAGCGTTCTTAAGATATCCAGTAGTTCCAACAAGAGTATTCGGATGCTTACTATCTCTCATCCTACTATTCATAGTCTTCTCATCATACTCCATAACATCACGTATCCAAGACTTAAACATATAGTTTTCTCTGGTTACACAGATTAAATGATTAGTTCCACGACGAACAATCTCACCAATCAAACCAGTATGAAGACTTTCAACAATGTCACCAATCTTGTAGATGAATCCATTTACATACTGTTCACGAAGTCCTCTTGCATCAAACTTAGGAGCAATCTCCCACATCTCAGTAACTTCTTTTTTCTTTGCTTTAATTTTCATACCACCGCGAACGGCATCGAAGAGTGCCTGCGTGTCACCGTCATTCAATTCCTTTGGAGTTCCACGACGGAAAGCAGCAAAGTCACCATCAACAACTGCCTTTCTCATCTTGGATGCTGACATACCCTCAACACCCTCAGCATCCGCATCTCTTACACCAGCAGAGATAACACGAATGTTATCGAAGTTATAGAGTTCACCATTATATTTGGTTGCCAAGTTTTCAAACTCAGATTGACGATCTGATCCTACAATAATATTGACGTTCTTATATCCTTGCTCGTCTGCTGTTGTGAGGACATTAAAAATAGACCTCATCTCATTATCATTTACAATGTTCTCCTCATACTCAGGGAACATTTTCTTCATAAATCCAACCTTCATATCAGGATCCAATGGATTCTTTTTAGGATCCTGTGAGCGTGAAGGATAGATTTTCATATCCTCTCCTGCTGATGCTTTCTTAGCGGCAGCAAGAAGTTTACCATGACCTACAGTTGGAGGATTAAAACGTCCAAATGCAACGGTCAGAGTTTCCGTAGTTTCATCAGTACCTTCTCCGCCCTCACCATCTTCTGCCTTTGCTTTTCCAGTCGTTTCAGGTGCAGTCTTCTTAGGTTCTGCTTTGGGTTCTGGTCTTGCTGCTTTTGATTGTGCAGGTTTGTCATCCTCTGCTTTCTTTTTTTTCTTATCTACAAACTGCAACTTACCATCTTCAGTAGTCGCAACAAATTTTCCACGGGAGTCTAACCAACCACCGTGACCATCGCTTACTAGGTTCAGTTTTTTCGCCTGCATTGATGCCTGCGATTGTGCTTCTTTAAGGAACTGAAAGAAGTTCTTCATTGATATTGATAATCCTTATATTGTATTTATCATCTTTCAATCACACACTCATCATGCATTTGTGCGATAAACTCATCAGACAAAGTAGCAAAGAATTGTGGTTGTTGTTTAAAATCTCCTTTATATCTCAATTGCAAGTCAAGAATAGTAACTCCATCTCTTTTTAGTTTGTAAAAAACTTTTGCAGCCTCTGCATCTTTTTTTGCATCTCCATCATATACCATAAGATACGGTTTATTATTTGCAGCCAGATTTGCCAGTCCACATAAGATAGTATGTTGCGGAAGAACTTTTGCTGGTTTCAAATTTAATACATCATCACCTTTCTTCTTAGGAGTATAATCAGCATATCCAGTAACTAAAGCAAATTCAAAAAAATAATCCCCAATTTCTTTTGCTTTAAGTTTTGTTTGCATTTGTGTTTTTAATACGATATCAATTAAACTAGTAGCAAAAAACTCAGCATTTTCCTGAATAAGTTTATTGAATCCTTGGTATAGTTCATTATCTTCTTTTGCAAGATCGGCATTTATAAAATCTCTCAGTCCAACTTGACCTTTTTTAGTTGCATCAAAAAAAGTTGTTCCCTCTATAGTTCCATCAATATCAGACAAATCAACTGGATTATCTGTATTATTAAATCCTTTTATATTAATTAAGTCATATTTTTTACCACCGTTTGGAGCCTGCACTTTCATACTCCAAATGTCACTATTGGACATCCTATCCAGTCCTTTAATATTAATAACTCCTGCTTCTTGAGCCTTTCTTATAACATTTGGAAAATAATTTTGACGTATTTCATTTAACTTATCTCTCTGTTTTTGAAAGGAGGGACCATCAATAAATGTAGAATATGCTTTATTGATGATAGTTGGATCAGCTCCCTTTACATTTTTTTTCTTCTTTAAAGAAATTCCATAAAAAGTTTTATTATCAACCTCAACAACAAAGTCTGATGAATTATAATCAAAACCACTCTTTTCATTCTTTAACTGAAATTTCTCTACTGCAGTAGGCCACTTTGCTCCAGTCAAATATACATTATCTACAATATCAACATTATCTCCCATTGATTTTACGAATTTTTTAACTCCAATTGCAGCAGAAAATCCAGCAACAATATTTGCAACTAAATCGTTTCTTGATTTTCCACTCAAAGATGCAGCACCAGAAAACATTGCTTTAAATTTTGGATCTAGTGGTTTAACTTTAGAAACAACATTCAATCCATCTGTTGATGCCCATTTCAATAAATCTCCACCACTAGAATCTTTAACTAGTTCATTAATCTTTCTTGTAGGCATCAAAAGTCCAGCAGCACAAAACACTTCTGATGGTTCAAGAGAAGTTTTCTTCTCAGTACTTTTAGTTGCCATTACCTTTTTAGGTATTTATGGAGTTATAACCCCTTGAGATAGTCCCTCTCGTTTTGATAGGGAACTGTTTCTCCGGTGTATAGTTTCCATCCCTCATGAAGTTCAGGAACTAACCACTGATCAACCCGATAACAGTATTGCCAATTAACGGGTTGAATACAATTCATTACAACAACAGACCAGAATGCTGATATGTAGTTGATTGCAGTAAGCATTAAACGTCGTCCTCTTTTCTGTTCTCAGAACTATAAACATCAAACTCACCACCAGGATAGCGTGCTTTGAGTTTCTCTACATTCATCTCAATCACTTCATCAAAGGTTGTATCAAGTGCCATACATGCCTGTGCCAGATACCAACAGATATCTCCAAGTTCACGTTTCATGTGAAAGACATTCTCTTCGTTGTAGGGTTTACCTTGCAAGAAGATCTTCTTTACTACTTCAGTAAACTCACCTGCTTCTGCAGATAGTCCAAGAGCAGCAGTCAAGAGTTGTGAGACGTTTGCATCATTCACTTCTAGTTCACTAAGTCGTGCAGCAAGAACAGGCCAGTCAAGACTTGGAGCACTAGTGACTCCTTCTACAAATTCAAGGTACTTTTCGGTATCAACTTTAGTCATGAAAATCAGGGATAAATGGTTCTTGGCAAT